CGATAAGCGAGAGACCTGCCCTATCGAACGTCTGCCCGTTCTCGTCAACGTAGTTTGCCGACCCGATGGAGTCCCGAATGTTGATTGGTGCTCCGTCAATGACGGACAGCAAAGAGATAACGGAACCCCATACCCGCTTACGCGCTTCCCGCAAAGTCGTCGAAGTCATTAGCACGAGAGTATCCCTCGGCGCAGCAAGCCAACTGATGATCCCGTATCCTGCAAGCGTATGGCTTTTGCCCGAAGAAGCAGCCCCGCCGATTGCAAGATACTTGTTGTTGATGCACTCGTGGATGATCTTGTCCGCCCACGGATGACGTACGAACATATGTTCAGGCAGGTCGTCCTTGTTCCACAGCAAGTCAGCAACGCGCCAGAAATAAAACTCTTTTGCTTTTGGCGACGGGTGGTTTGCAAAGCCCCACAGTAGGGCGGTCAGGGTGCTGGTAACAGGAATCAGGTATCCTCCAACGTCCATCCTGCGGCTCTGCGAATCTATTCTCGGCTCCAGTACCGACTTGGTCGTCTTGTCTGGATTAATTTTCTTAGGTCTGCCCATGTAACGGACACTACTGTATTAAAAAAGGTTTGACAAGATGTACTTTTAAAGCCTACTACTACGTTAGTGCTGATGACTGAACCGAAGACGAGCAAAAGAAAAGCGATAGCCAACGAGAAGCGTGCGTCTAAAGCTGCACGTTTTGAGCTCGCTAAGAAACTTTACGCCGAGGGGTGGATCAAAGCAAGAATCGCGGAAGAGTTAGGTGTTACTTTCGATACAGTGTGCCGCTACTTATCAACGGATGTTCGTACCGCTCCCGACAAACAAGAACCCTTTCAGGAAAACTTACAGAAAGCCATAACGGGAACCCGTATAGACGCACGGCATGAAGAGCAAGAAGCCCTGATAGAGATTGCCGAAAGCCAGTCTAGCCCGTCCGATAAGTATCAAGCGTACGTTGCGGCATCAGCAATCAAGATGCTGCGAGACAACCTGATGAACGTGCGCGGCCCACGGACTGTGCGCGAACTATCCGAACTAGACCAGCTTATCCGCCGCAACTTAGGCCTTAACCCTAAAGGTGGCAGCAGTAACGGCAGCGGTCTCTCTATCGATATCTCGATACTTAACAACGCCAAAGCCGCAAATGGCGGGGCTCGCGTGGTTGTCGAAGCGGAGGAGGTGACCGATGACTGAGTTCAATGGCGGGTCTAACGACTTTGTTGAAGATGCAATCGCGAGCCTTAAGACGGCAGATAAATCCTTTATCCTGTTAGTGATGAACTCTAAGGACAACATGGATCTGTACGATCATCTAACGGACAAGTCTAAATTTTGGCTATCCATGCTTCTAACAACAGGCGCGTTGAATTCGATGATTGTTGAAACCCTTTCCGACGACTGATATGGCTTCTGTTATTGTGGGAGTTGACAATGGTATTAGCGGTGGTCTGTGCGCCATCTCCAGTTGCGGTCAGTCAGTCATATCGTACCAATCGATGCCCACCGTTTCTATCGGGGACAAGAAAGAAGTATGCGTAAAAGGTGTTCTGCAGTATCTCGATTCATTGGGCAGGGACATCGTTGTCTGCATCGAAGAGCCGCTACGTCACGCTAAGAGCTCTCAAGCCATGCGCTCGATGAGCATCTCCTTCGGCAAGATAGACGGTGCTTGCGCTGCGCTAGAGTATTCTTTGGTGCGGGTGCAGGTTAAGGAGTGGCAGGATGTAATGTTGGGTAAGCGATTAGCCAAGGGTCAGACCAAAGTAGTAGCCCTTAACAAAGCAAACGCTTACTGGCCCGACGAACAATGGCTCGCCACAAAACGAAGCACCACAGCCCATGACGGAATTGTTGACTCTGCGCTCATAGCAAGATACTATTCACTACATAAATGAATAGGTCGTACATCATATCCGCAATCTCCGCCATGCTTGAGGATATCTTTGGTCACAAAATGGATGTCCCCATGCGTGCAGAACTCGATTCATTTTTTGAAGACGACGAGTTTGAATTATTTTCTAACATGGTGTGCCAAGAGTTTGATCTAAACGACAATACAATTGTCGATACTGCGTTCAGCTTCAGCGAGTTAGTCGCCCTTCTCGACGACGAGTTATCTTTCTAAAAGAAATTATTGACTTAGTTGCACCAACCGAGTAATTGGTTGTACATGAGTTTCGGAACTGGAGCAGGAAAAGGATGTTTACCGCGAGCGGTAAAGGGTGAAGCATTTCGGGCAGCGTATGATTCAATCACGAAACCTACGGGATCGTTGCTTGAACTGGTCGCTAAGTTCGATGATGCAATAAACGAACGCAACTCCGTTCTTGCAGAAGAACTGCATGAGCAGATCAAAGCCCACCCTTACTACAGAGGAAAGCCATGAAGACGCACCACAAAGAATTTTTGTTTAATGCAATACAACGCCAGTATCCGCGTTGGCCCACGACTTTTTCGCCTTGCATTACCGAAGGATGCGAAGAGTTCAGTAGGGGAGGTTCGGAATGTCCGAAATGCTTGGAGAAAGAACTAGCTTTCGGTACTGACGCTGCTACCGCTAAGAAGTACATGGAGCTGGTTGCCGAACTGCGGCACTTAGAAATACACATTCTTTTTGATAAAAAACAAAACAGCGATGGACTTGATCAAAGTCGGCCCGACCGATAAACGGGTAGACGCGGGTAGTTTAACCCCGCTCGCTGACCATTCTATGCACGAACAATACTGGTACTATGACGAAAACGGACGGCTCCGTTTAAGCCGCTGAAAACATCCATATTGGATATTCCAACACTAAAACAAAAACACTATGAACGAAATACTAATATTCGCGCTCCTCTGGAGCTTAGGCATCTTGGGTATCGTATACCTATGGGATGCTGCCATTAGACGGAACAGCAACGATGATGACTTGCCAAAGCCATGAAAGTCGCAACTACAAATTAAACTCGCAACTGAAATGGAAACAACATTTACGTTACAGCATAAACTAGTATCCGAAAATCCGAGAGTAATTGAGTACCGTTATAGTGATCGCCCCGATGAAATCTTCACTGACCACAAACTTTTACAAAAACATCGTGGACTTACTAACGAGCAAGTACAACAAACCATAACTATTTATGAACCCAAATGACCCCAAAGGCGCAGCAGGTGCGTTAAAGACTCCGTTAGGTTTAATCCCGCCGTATGCTATGGAGCAAACCGCGTGGGTGCATAAGTTAGGCTCAGACAAGTACGGCCCTTACAACTGGCGCAAAACGGGCGTGTGTGCTTCGACGTATGTCAACGCTATCCTACGTCATTTAAACGCGTGGCGGGACGGTGAAACACTGGACCCTGAATCTGGTATCTCGCATCTGGCGCACGTTGCCTGTAGCTGTAACATCTTACTGGATGCAGACCACTGTAGCACGTTGCAAGATGACCGTAACCTCACTCCAAAAAATACCAATAGCCAACTACATGAAACTAATAAACAAGATCAAGGATGTGATAGACACGATACTGAATATCATAACAGAGGGCATGATGCGGTAGATTACTACTACCTGAAGCCTAATGACATTATCCAAGAAGGTGACCAGTTCTATGCTGAATCAATAGATCATTGGTTTTTTACGAATATTGGGCATATGTCGCTTCATAATACTGAAGCGTGTAAGTACCGCCGCAAAGTTGAACCCGTTGAAATTCCTGCTGAAGAGCCAGAACAACCTGTTGAAACAGAGTACCGTTTTCTTAAAGCGGGTGAGCGTATACAAGAAGGAGATCAGTATTACGGCGGTGCTAGTAATTGGTGCAACACAAATCACCATCTGCATGAGGAGTATACAGCACCGTACTCAAATGTTTACCGCCGCAAAGTAGAAGCCGTTGAAATTCCTGCCGAAGAGCCAGAACAACCTGTTGAAACAGAGTACCGCTTCCTTAAGGTAGGTGAGATTATAGAAGAAGGAGATCAGTATTGGTGCGGAGGCGACTGGTGCGTTGCATATTATAATGAGTACGGGCCATCCAAAGCAGTAGTAAAAAACTTTTACCGCCGCAAGGATGAACGGACACAAGAATGTTCTTGTGGCAGAATTAAAATCAACCACCACACGTTGGGCTGGATCTGCGAGGACTGCGAGTGGCACGGCGAACCTTATTAACAAAAACAATATGAACAAAGAAAACGCACACTTATTTTTACCACTGGTGCAAGCATTTGCAGAGGGGAAGACGATCCAGTACGCTGGTGCTAATTGGGAAGATATTGAAGAACTGGTATTTTCAGAATATGAACAACCAAAAGATTTTCGCATTAAGCCTGAACCACCGCGCACGTTTGAGATGTGGCTAACCCCATCTGGCAATATGAATATAGCAGAGGATAAGACGGTAGTCAGAAGAGGTTGGAAACGCATTACAGTGCAGGAGGTGCTAAAATGACTGACACACCAGAAACAGACAGCGAGCATCAGGCAAGGCCGATGGGTGGATTTACGCTGGATTTTTGCCGCCAATTTGAACGCGAGCGAAACGACGCTATTGAAATGATGAAGAGGACTAAAGATAACTCTGGCGAAATCATTGCGTCACAAGCTAATGAAAATATTTTGCTCACTGAGCAGCGGGACAGGCTGGCGGAGGCACTGTGGAGTATGCTAAATCAAGATCATGGGTCAGCAGTCAGGGCGGGAATACTTTTAAGATCGCTTGGACTCCAATACCTAAACCAAACAAACAAACCATGAGCGACACACCAGAAACAGACCAGTGCGTAAAGGAAAACAAGCACCTCAGATTCCTGCAAGAAGATAATCATGTTGGAGACAATAAAACAACATACGAAAACCCAATCGTTTCGTTGTCACGAAAGCTAGAGCGCGAACGTGACAGAGCACTGGCTGATTTAGAATTCAGACGCGACCTATATAAGCTCCAGTCTGAGCGTTTAGAAGGAATCGAACGCGAACGTGACGAGGCTGTACGCAGTTGCCACATCTGGCAGGAGGGACACGCTGAGTTAGTGCGACTTAACCAACCAGAACGAAAACATATAGGCCGATGGGGTTCGGGTTCAAACAAAGAATTATTCACTTCACCTTACATAAACCGATGAGTAAATTCGTAACAAGTATCATAAGCACCGTAGTGCATTTAGATGACCGCAGCCCTGTATTTGGCGAAGGAATTATCACGGTATCCATTGATGATGATGGTGCTGGTGGCTACATCGTTTTGACTCAGGAAGAGCAAACCATAAAGCTGGATCTTGAAGAACTACAATTAGTTGCAAAAACTGCAATGAAAATGCTAGCCGCACACAAAAAGCATGAGGAGCAAAACTGAAACAATTATTGGTGCGTTGCGCGTACTCGCTAAGGACATCGAAAGCGGAGATGGCGTAGCCAATTTAGCCATTACGGAAGCAGCGGACAGGATGGAAGAACTATGCAGTGAGTTGCTATTTCAAAGACGGGTTGCCGAAAAGAACGCCGAAGCTGCTATCATCTGCGGTAAGCTATACATAGCTAGAAACATCACACTAGAATGGCAGGAAATACCGTTATTGCTAAAAGATATCGATAAACTTTACCGCGACGAAAACTATAACTAAGTAGGTTACAAATTGTAACCTACTAATACCACCTAAAACAAATAGGCGGGATACATAAACTTATGCTAACTAAACGCGAAGAAATTGTGATCAAAGCTTTAAAAGAAGCTTATTTTGCACGACTTAAACAGGAGTCCCAAAAGGAAACCAAACAACTCTCTGAAGAGATAAGCGTCCTATACAGTGTTATTCGCGATCTGCTAGATAATCAAGAACAAGCAGAATGAAAACACTCTTCCCCAAACAAAGAGAATCTGTTGATTTTCTTAAGGCCGCTCTTACAAAATATAGCGGTGCTCTGGATTCCTCTCAAACAGGAGTAGGTAAAACAGTGATAGCGAGTTACATAGCGTTGGAGTTTAATAGACCAGTAGCTATAGTATGCCCTAAGATTGTCATACCACACTGGGAGCGCGAACTAGCTGAAGTAGGAGTAGAGCCCATATTTGTATGTAACTATGAGAAGTTACGTATGGGTAACAAGCACATATCAAAGATAGGAAAAAAACTATTTCGTTGGCTGCTACCCGAAGGTACGCTAATCATATGGGACGAGTGCCACAAGTGCAAAGCACCGTTTAGTCAAACATCTCAGTTACTAGTAGCCTCGAAACAAGCTGGATACTACAACTTAATGCTATCCGCCACAGCCTGCCAAGACCCCTCAGAGATGCGAGCTATCGGTTATGCATTGGGGTTACACTCACTCAACAGACCCGAAGGAACTCGCCAAAGTTGGTTCTCGTGGATGATATCAAACGGCTGCAAGCGAGACCAATGGAAGCAATGGAAGGCTGGACCACTATCAAAACTAGTAGACTTAAATGCCGAGATGTATAGTACCAACTGTACAAAGTTAACAGCGGATGATCTACCTAATGCGTTTACTCAGAACCATATTATAACAGAGCCACTACAGTTCTCGTCGCTTGCTAATATAGCAAGCTACTATAAGGCACACGGAGTCACGCCCGTTATCGTTGACCTATTCCTACAGGGGGACCTTCTGTCCCCCCATATTCTAGTCGAAATCCTACGCGCCCGACAACTCGCGGAAGCTGCAAAAGTCCCCGATATAATTAACATGGTGACCGATGCGTGTGCCGAAGGTTACAGTGCAGTTATATTTGTAAACTTTACCGATACGCTTAAAGCCCTAGCCGAAACCCTAACCCATGCATCCGTTGTTGTGGGTGGTCAGAGCTCTGCCGTACGCGAGACCAACGTGCAGAACTTCCAGACCAACAAGACTAACGTAATCATCTGCAACATTGCTGCTGGTGGTGTTGGCGTTTCGCTGCACGATACGGAGGGTGGACATCCACGGATGAGCTTTATCTCCCCCACTTTTAGCGTAAAGGATTACGTCCAAACCCTTGGGCGCATCCACCGTGCGGGTGCGAAAACCCCAGTGATTCAAAGGGTTCTTATCGCGTCGAACACAATTGAAGAAAAAATAATTGACAAGCTGGAGCAGAAACGATTGCATCTGGACACATTACATCAGAAACAAAAATGAATACCGTAAATCACACCGATAGAGACCACGCTGAGTTTTCACCCTCCGCTTTAAAGTACCTCCATACCTGCTCTGGATTCCACGGCAAAGAAGGATCATCCGACGCTGCTGACATGGGTACTCGCATTCACGAAGCACTAGAGGTTCGTGACCCTTCTACTCTACAAAGCGAAGAAGAAGTAAACATATATGACCAGCTTGTCGTAGACGAGAAGGAAGTATTCGACTCCGTGTTTGGTGATATGCTAGACAATGTAGAGATCATCCGCGAGAAGCGTCTACACCTTGAGTTGGACGCGCTATCACCTACGTTTGGAACGTGTGACATTGTAGCTATCTCATCTTTGGGTGTTGCCCTTGTGGCGGACTACAAGACTGGCATCTCAATCATCGATCCGCCGAGAGCGAACTGGCAAGCTATGGCATATACCCTTGGGGTGTTCCAGACATATCCAGCGGTGGACGTAATCCATTTTGCCTTTCTTGTTCCTCGCAACGGTGGTGTTATTACGGGCACATTTTATCGCACAGAGATTGACGATCTACGAAGCAGGATTAGTTCTGTCGTGCGCTCAGCGGAACTGACGCGACCCAAATGGGCTAGCGGCACTATGGAGATCGACGACCTTGGGCCTTCAAGTAACTGCCGCTTCTGCCGACACGAAGACCACTGTCCCGCATTAGGCGCGGTTGCGCTGGAGGTAGTCTCGCGCATCAAGCCAGAGATGCTGCCCGACGGCCCGATCAACGCCAGTGACGTAGAGGACGTTGAGACGTTAGAGAAACTTTTTATTGTAGCACGAATCGTGGAAACGTGGGCTGCTGCAATTAAATATAAAGCAAACCAGTTAGCACAAACTGGGGTGGAGTTTGAGAACTTCAAACTGAAATCGATGGGTGCTCTGAAGAAGACTAACGACAAAAACCAACTCGCCGCAATTGCCACAGAGCACGGTTTATCGTTACCCGAAATCATCGATGCCTCTGATTTATCGTTGGCTCAGCTCTCCAAAGCGATCTACGATAAAGCACCGAAAGGAAAAAAATCTTTTGTTGTTGACGCTTTTGAAAAAGAGGCGTTAAGTCAAAACGTCGTCAGCGTTGGTGCTGTTCGATACACACTTTCCTCCAGATGAGGAGAACGGGAGTTAGTTGCCCCCGATAATTAAAGCGAAAGCAGCAACGTATCTGAAACCTGAAACCATAAACTGAAATGAGCAAACCGAAAGCAGAAGAAGTAGAAACCGTAGAAGCAACAACCGCTGTTGCTACTGCACCAGCAAACCACAACCTTGAGTTCTCTACTCAAGATATCGATATCCCTCGACTCAACGTCATCCAAAAGATGAGCGAGATTGAGGGGCCGATTGGTTCTGTTGTGATCGATCAGGACGCTGTCCTGTTGCAAGCCGAACAAAAAGTACCCGTAATTATTATCGGTGCTTCCAAACGCTGGAAGGAAAATGTTCCCTTCGGCGACGAGTATATGCCCAAGATTGTTTCCACAGAGGAAGCAGCCAAGCAACTGGCATCTGATAGCGAATACGAAGTATTGGAATTCGCGGAAATCATTATGCTAATCCCACAGATTGGCGATGATGATGACCTATTCCCGTACCCTATTGGCGATGCCAACTACCAGATCGGGCGTATCACCGTGCAGAAAGACGCATACCGTTTGACTTACAAGCGGTTGTTCACATTCCAAACATTCAACCCTACGGTTTCGGTCGCGACCCGTTTGTGGAATTTTGGAACAGAACTAATCAGTAAGGGCAAGTACAGTTGGTACGTCCCTACGCTCTCGATCACGAAGGGCGAAGCACCAGCAGGTGCTGTAGAGTTCGCTAACCGCGTTACGAAAGGAGCGTTATGAACCCACTAGTCGCCCTAAAGAAAGAGAGTGATAGCATCCGCGCCGTAATCAAAACGGTGGACGAAAACGTCCAAACACTAAAAGACCAACAAACCGAACTGCTAGGGCAGAAGGAGACGTTGGCTTTGGTGGTGCAAGCTATCGAAAACGAGATGGATCGAATCCGTATTGCTAATCCAATTGTTGAACAGTTGGAATTCGTAATCGATAACGATTGATAATACACCAACCTCACACGCTACACTTACTGAGTGTAGCGTGTGGGGTTCCTTTATGCCTTTATACAAAACAACAAAATCTTTACTAACTAAAAACATGAACCTACATATAGTATACGGACCCTCTAGTAGCGGTAAAACATTGAATGCGGAGGGAATTATGAAACTCATTGGTTGCGATGCAGTCTATGACTGGGATGAGCAATTATGCATCCGCCGCGCCCTCGATTCTGGGCTAAACGTACTCGTCTTAGCCCACGAAAAGAACCCTCTTGTGTTCAAAGGTACGGGACTATCTGGTCTTTTTAACGGAGCTATCGCAACATCAATCGAGGTTATTCGTCATGTCATGGCAGACGAGTGGCTAACTGAGAAGAATAAGAAGAATAAGGGGAAATATATGGTCAATCAATATGTGTCTTTATTCCACCAAAACTGGAACTTCGTTAAGACTATACGCAACGGGAAGAACATTATGGAATTCCAATCGGAAGCAGAAGCTGAGAAGTGGATTGCGGATCACCAGTTTGTTAGCGATCCCCATGACGTAATTAAGAAAATTAGTTATCAAGCTACACGCTTTTACCTACCGCGTAAACCAACCAAATACCAACCATGAAAACTTACGCACTAGACTTTGAGACTTACTACGATGGTGACTGCTCGATCACAACATTAGGTCCGAGAGGTTATTTCTCGCACCCCAACTTCGATGCCTATATGGTTACGGTAGTTGGCGATGACGGGTACTGCTTTGCAGGCCACCCTAAAGATTTTAATTGGTCGGTACTCAAAGACCATACCGTCGTCATGCACAACGCATCCTTCGACGAATCCCTCTACCTCTACGGTGTGGAGCAGAGTTGGTATCCCAAAGTGGATTTCGATTGTCACTGTACAGCCGACATGGTTGCCTTCTTAGGCTTGCCGAGATCGCTCAAGAATGCCACTGCAGCCGTGTTCGGAATTGAGATGGCGAAGACAACCCGCGACAACATGAAAGGCAAGCAGTGGAGCAGCATGACCGACGAGTTCAAGAAGGAGGTTACCGAGTATGCTATTAAAGATGCCGAGTTTTGCTTAAGGCTGTGGCAAGAACTCTCGCCTCAATGGTCGGCTACTGAACGTAGGATCAGTCATCTGAACCGAAAGATAGGTCAGAGAGGCTTGCCTATCGATACCGAGCTGCTGCAGAAGAACCTGAGCCAAATCAAAACAGAACTATTTGAAGCGGAGCAAAGCATTCCGTGGATCGGGGATTATACTCCGCTATCCCGCAAAGCGTTTAACGAGCAGTGCCGCAAGCAAGGGATTCAACCACCTGCCTCTTTGGCAAAGGATAGTGTTGACGCTGATGCTTGGTTTCTGGAGCACCAGCAGAACTGCCCGTGGGCGCGAGCCGTTCAGAATTACCGACGCATCAACGCATTCCTCCGTAAGCTGGAGTCGTTTGATTCTGGTACGATGCCTGACGGGCGTTACTACGGTGGGTTCATGTACTGTGGTGCTAATCCCACTGCTCGCTTTAGCGGTAGTGGCGGCAACTTAAACCTACAGAACCTTCCGAGGGAGCCTATGTTCGGCGTTAACTTCCGCCACATGGTAAAACCCAAAGCGGGTCACAAGTTAATCGTTGCGGACTTGTCGCAGATCGAAGTACGTACGCTTTGCTGGCTGGCTAAGGACACCAAAGCTCTCGACCTGATTCGTGAGTCGGAAGATATCTACCACGCTTTCGGTGTGTTGTTGGGGCTGCATGATCCCGCTAATGGACAACTCAGGGACTACGATAAGGCTTTAAGACAAAAGGTAAAGTCAATCGCGTTAGGTTGCGGTTACGGAATGGGGCCGAATAAGTTCGCATCTTTCAGCGGTCTGTCAACAGAAGAAGCGGAGGTTGCGGTGAGAACGTACCGCAATAAAATGTCTTCTGTCGTCAAGTTCTGGCGTAGCTTGGATAAGGATATGGCAATGGCTTACACTTTGGGCGAGACCTTTACGTTGGACTTACCGTCTGGACGGTCGATGGGTTACGGCAAGCTGAAGCGCATGAAGGAAGCGGGTTCCCTTAACCGTTTTCGGTACATCGGAAAGATGATCCGAATGGGTAAGGTGCGTGACTTCTCTTTATGGGGTGGCATCTTAACGGAGAATCTATCTCAGGGTTTAGCCAGAGACATTTTCTCCGACATGATGTTGCGCGTGGGAGATGCTGGCTACAAAATAGTTATGCACGTACACGATGAAATGGTGGTTGAAGTTGCCGAAGAAGATAGCGAACAAGCCATCATCGACATCCTAAGCATTATGCACACCGCTCCAGAATGGATATCCGATATCCCCGTTGCCGCCGAAGGACACATCTTAGATCTTTACTCAAAATGAAATACCGATACCTAAAAAACAGCCGTGCCGTCGCCACGAAGTCAACCGACGATCTATCAACACTAAACTACTCAACACCTAACTTTGCCAATAAAGCGGAGTACCGTGAGTGGTGCGCGAAGGAAACCACAGACCATTGCTTTTATTCGATGGCGGAAGGCGATAGCCCAAACTCCCGAATCAGTGCGGAGAACCCCGTCAATAAACTGCACGGTTTTGTTGCGGACTACGATGACGTACCAGTGGACTGGGTAAACGTAGACCAGATACTGAAGACCCGTTGCGATGAGAACATGATGCCAACATGGCGTTCTAAGACTCAATCGGGATTCATTCGTCTGGTATGGGAGTTTGAAAGCCCCCTGCCAGTAGCCCCCGATTTGGCTGCAGCGTTTATGAAGCGACTATCGGACGCGCTTAAAGCATCGATGCTATTGGGCGGGTTCGACAAGACCAGTTTGAAACCATCTCAGTATTTTGAGTTGGGTTCCGATTGGTGCAAGATCGGCAATCAGATACCAATTAACTTTGCACGAACCATTCTACTCAAAGCGGCAAACGATACGCCGATAAAGACTTCGGATACGAACGTGCCGCTGGACGAGATTGCTGCTGAAGTGGCAAAGAGATTCCCTGACCGTTGGAAAGGCGAATTTGTAGTGGGGGCTCGCGGACCTCTCTTCTGGATCGAAGACGGTATTGACCGAGAGGGTTGTCAGGTGCGGGAAGATGGTATCGTTTGCTACTCTGATCGAGCAGGCAAGGGCTTTGCTTCTTGGCGTGAGATCTTAGGCAAAGCGTTCATGGATCGGTTTGAGGCTAAGAAGCTGTCTACCATATTAGACCAATACTGGTTTAACGGTAAGAGCTTCTACAAGTTATTGGGTGGTGGTCCAGTTGCCATACCCAAAGAGCAACTGGTATTGGAACTACGCAAGTCGGGTTTCAGCCCTAGACCTAAGAAGAACCAGACGATCTCTGAGGTTGAGCAAGCCATACTGTCCATCTCAAACGATTGCCGTGTTGAGGAGGTTGCTCCTGTCGTCTTCTCGAAAGACAGAGTTGTTTGCTTTAACGGTAGAAAGATACTAAACAACTGCAGGACTAGCCCGATACCACCAGCAGAAGATGGAGACCCGTCCAACTGGCCTTGGCTCCACCAGTTCCTAACTCCGTTCTTTGCCGACGACGAGAACGGCGACTCTACACTGCCTTACTTCTTAGCGTGGTATCAGCGTTTGTACGCTGCCGTACTCAACCATCGTCTCGATCAGGGTCAGCTTCTGATCTTATTAGGTCCAACGGGTCACGGTAAAACGCTAATCACAAACAAGATTATTGGAACATCAGTTGGCGGTTTCAGCGACGCATCCGATTACCTGTCGGGAAAGACGAACTTCAACCGTGATCTCTGTGGGTCAGCGGCATGGGTCATCGACGACCAAACTGCCGCCGCAACCTACGCTGACCAGCGCAAGTTTGTTGAGCTCACAAAGCGTTGCGTTGCCAACCCACGACTTGAGTACCATGCAAAGTACGCAGATGCCATTCCGCTTCCGTGGTCTGGTAGGGTGATGATGTCTTTGAATCTCGATGCGAACTCGTTGGCTGCGCTCCCGTCACTGGATAGCAGCAACAGGGATAAGATTATCGCGCTACGGATTAGTAGTGGGCGCAAAGTAAACTTCGGCTCTAATGACTTTGTTGAAACAACCATTAGCACTGAGCTGCCGTTCTTTCTCCGCTGGCTTCTAGATTGGAAACCCCCGATTGCCGTAAAGGACTCCAGTCGCTTTGGCGTGAAAACCTACATCGATCCGTTCATTGAGGCTGCTGCTTACGACAATAGCTCGCGTTCAGCAATTGCTGAAATGGTGGAGTTCTTCGCGAAGAAGGTTCGGGAGCATACTGACAAACCGAAATGGCGCGGTACGCTCACTGAGTTTACTGTCGTACTGCATGAGTCAAACGGTGGTCGTTCCGTTGGCAATTCCAACAACTTGGAGTTCGTCCGTAGGGGCATGACGGTACTTGAAGAAGTCAGCAGCCACAATAAAACCATCCGAACGGTGCGTAGTCGCGGAGACGGTGGCGGCAAAGTCTGGGAGATCGACCTGTCAGAGGCGTTCGATATCGACAAGGGGGACGCATTTAGCGACCACCCGACTTCTTTGTAATCTTAACGGAGGGGTCGTAGAGCTCAGTTATGGGGATGGTAAATTCGTCAGAGAACGAAAGCTTCCCGTCACTGGGATCTATGTTGCCTCTTGGTAAGAATATAGCGGTGTCAAAGAATACAACTGACGGTAACCACCCAACAATAGTGGCTAGCGTCAGTTGTTCGTTGCACCGTACAAAGTAGTAAGCGTCGCACTTATTGGTCAGCTTTTCTTTCTTAGACTCAGAGCCGTAGACTCTAGCAACGTAGTGCGGTTCGGGCACTGCGGATGCTTTGGTTGTCTTAACGTCAACCGTAAACTTATTCTTAGTTACGATGTCGTAGTCGTAGTTAATCTCACCGACGCGAGTACCGCCGATTAGCTCATGCACAAGGATTTCGCCCATCATGCCTATTGCATTACAGCGGCCTTTGGTTAAGGAGCCGTGTAGTACGCCCATGTCTTTAGCTTCCTGCTTGGCTTGTTTGCGTTGCAGGGCTGTGGGATGGATAACGATCATTAATAAATAGAGTACAAACGACTTTGATTGCCCGTACCGTACGGATCAATGTTAAGTCTAGGGATGGCAGCACCCCTGCTTGAGTTAACTTCCTCTTCTAAAAGTAAAGAGCACTTACTCCAGTGGTACTCTGCGCGTTCAACATCCGCGTTATCTTCGGCTAGCCTGCCCAATAGACCGTGTTTAATTGCGCCGACGTTTGCTAAATGCACGATGTCATTATCCCCGATAACGGGTTCAAAGGCTCGCTTGCAAAGAACGTGTACAACCGTAGAGCCGTCCGTCGATCCGTTAATACGAAACCGACGATAGCGGGTAAAGCCACTATCGGGACCAACGGTAGCGATTGTTGTGGCGGCATCCGCAGCGGTTGTGCGAATGTCATACTTGTTTAGTAACCCGTCAAAGCGGATACTCTCAACGGGACCAACCGCTTGTGAGAAGACCAAAGTAGTTGCGCCATCAGTACCAGCACTAAGAGACTTTGAAAAAGATTTTGTTGCCGTAGTCCCGTTGGCGGTATCTGCACCGATAGCCGTAACGGTAATGTTCTCACCGTTGGTATTGCTAATGGCTGTGGTTGAAGACGACCGCTCAGACGGCACAATGTGGAGTGTGCTGGCGATTGCTGCCGTAGCCACAGAGATTTTGGTTGGGCCGTAACCTGCATCAATTAACCCCCACA